TCCTCAACAGAAAATAGATCCGACATTTATAGCTTCAGTTTTTACAGGAGTTTTGGCAAGCTTCGGAATTCAGACAGCTTCTAAGAAGGGTGACGGTACTATGAAGATGGACAAGAATGGTAACGCTGTTAACGGTGGTGGTCCACCTGTTACTGCAAAAGATATTGAAGCGATCATAGCGAAAGCTGGACCGACTCAAACAATTCGTATTGAGCAAGCACCTCTTAAAATTGTTGGTGTATCCGATACTGATAACAAAGAACCATACAAAATGTAAAGGAGAAAAATTATGAAATTCAATTGCCCAAAGGTTAGCTTTAATAGCATCGCAAACATCCTAGCATCAGTTTCTGCTGTAGGACTTGCAGGTATCATTGGTACTGCATCATATGTTTATGTAAACAGGGATGCAATCATTGATGATATCAAAAAAGAAGCCATCGAGTCTATTACTGGTGGTGCTCTAGGTGGATTTTCTGGTGGTGCTCTCACAGGGGATGTTCTAGACACTAATCCTCTAGCAGGTGAGAACGCAGCTGCAGGTGGTACTTCAATGGGTCTTCCTATTCCTGGATCACCTTTCTGATGGACTTGCAGAAGATCGCAACAACTGGGACGGCAGTGACCGTCCTAGGGACTGGTGCGTTTGTTGGTGGCAACCATGTTGTTGACCAACAGACTGGTGGTCCACAGCGAAGACAGTCTGAACAGATAGAACAGATAAGACAGGTGGTAGCAGAAGAGTTGTACCTTCAACTCAAGGATGCATTCCCACCTAAGACTGGCGGTGTGTCTGGTAATAAAGACAGACCACCATTAAATTATCGTCAGCAAGTTTTACCTCCTAAATAACTTAGTTTGACTAAAAATCATGACAAGTTTGATTGACCCCAAAAAGTACAGCGATGCGGTTGGCCTTTTGAGGTCATTTTTTTTATCTAAAAACTTTCTAGAAGTTCACACTCAGAATCGTCTGAGTATACTTGCTGCTTGTGAAGATCCAGAAACAGTAGCAACATATAATTACGGTGATAATATTTGGCCACTACCACAAACAGGTCAGATGTGGTTAGAATATGAATTACTTTCCAATCCTTCTGCGGAAGGATTTTTTTGTGTCTCAACCTCATACAGGGCAGAACCCAACCCAGTACCAGGTAGACACGAGACCATCTTCCCTATGTTTGAGTTTGAGATGAAGGGTGGTGTAGAAGAACTACAAGAGATGGAGATTGAATTGTGTCAATGGTTAGGTGTACCCCTAGACACAGTTAACATTAAAAAATATGAGGAGTGGGCTGGTGGGTTCAATGCTATAGAACTTGACCACGATCACGAGAAACAAATTGGTAGAGGTATGATTACTAACTTTCCTGAATGGACATCACCTTTCTGGAACATGTCTAGGAATGATGATGGCACCAGTCGTAAGATCGATGTTATCTTAGGTGGTCAAGAGACCATAGGTAGTGCTGAACGTAGTACTAACAAGGATCAGATGAGGAATACTTTCTATACTATATCAGAGGGTAAGTATGCTCAGCTTATTATTGATTTGTTCGGTAGAAGCAGAGTGGAGAAAGAACTAGAAGACTTTCTCTCATTTGATTTCTTTCCTAGAAGTGGGGGTGGAATCGGTATCACTCGTCTAATTACAGCCCTTTCATAGGGCTACATTGTGAGGTGACGAAACTGGTAAACGTGGCAGGTTGTTTCCCTGCTGTCTCTGGCGGGACTTGGTGGTTCGACTCCACCCCTCACAGTTAAATAAATATATATGTGAATTGATTGTGATTAATGCCTCCTAACATTCCAGACATTTCAATAAACAATCAAGGTATCCCTGACATTACAATCAATGGTACAGGGATTCCTTTGATACCTATGCAAAATAATGAAATTCCTGCTATAGGTATCACTGATACTCAGATTGCAGACATTAGGGATCTTGGTGTAACTGAGACACGTGATTGGTTAATCAATCCACCATCAGCAATACCAATAGAGGTTCCAGTAACAGTTAATGCTGGTACACCTGTTGTTTATATGCCTGGTTGTGTTACAGTACACAAAGAGAATGCTAAGAGGGATCCATCCACCAATAAGAATCTAGTAAACGATGACCCTAAAGGACAGACCACGTTGTGTGATGCTGGTATGCCCTCATACTATCCAGCTGACTATGATTACAGAGAACTAAGTTGGCAGACAGTATACCAAGAACAAGATGAGGTTGATGAAGGTGTAGGTACAGATGGTGACACAGAACAATTAGATACACCAGCAGCACCCACACCACCTTCTACGCCAGGTGAAACTGCTGAAGAGGTAGAATGTCCTCCTCTTAATGCTAGACGGATTGGAGACCTGAATCAGGCAGGTACAGAGAAGGTCAAAGAATATAAACTAACAGTTGATGGTCTAAGATGTGAGACCATATGGGAACCTGTTCCAACAATAGAGCAATTTCTACCAACGGTGGGTACGATAACAACAACTGCAACTATTGCTACTGTGGCGACAGCTTCCGCCCTATTTGCCAAACCCCTAGCTGATCTACTCCTGAAGGTTGTGAAGCCGATAGTGAAGAAGGTGATAACGAAGGTGAAAGGGATGCTTGGTCAGACCCCTCACCGTCCGAACCGTTCTGAGATTCGAGCGAATCAGTATCGAGAGAAGAAGGGGATGCTCCCGATAAATTTTGGGAAGAAGAAGAAACCTCTGAAGACTCCTGAGAAGGATCCCTAAATGTTGGTTGGGGGAAGTCATGTCTGTGTGGTTTGATAGTACCACCTGGATTTGTTACAATAACGTCAGCACATATGGATGCATAAGGTGACTTAGGATGGAACATGATACCAGCCTTGAGGAGTTCACCACAATTTTTGAGACGAGCAATCTCGAAGTCTAATCTTTTATTAGCAGTCAACTGTTGAACAGATGCTATCTGTGCTTCTGCTGCTTCCTTACACCTACGTTGCATACCTCTGTTCAATGGTATTGAGAGCGTAGCAGAGAGTCCTAAGTTGAAACTCTGGTTCGCCTTCATATCAGTACGTACAGGTTTGTACCATGATGGAGTCATCTCTCCACCTTCATCAACTACATCTGGCACACCATTAGCACTGTCTACATCTTGAACGATGGTGATATCTGATCCATCAGGGAACCATCTTACTGTGTCACCATTATCATCAACGTATGTCCTGTCATCATACCAATCTTCCCAAGGGTAGTTCTTAACAGTCATGTATGTAGGAACCATCTTACCACTGGTATCAGTAGTGTTATACTGTGGTTGATTATAAAAATCTTCCCAAGGATCCTTCCTTGAGTCAGCGAATTGAATATATGGTGTCATATTTAGAGTCGTACCCTGACACGACACCCCACCACCGTAGGTGTTAGTTACATATGGACCTTGTAATACTTGTATTGCCTGGTTCGTGACTGAGCCCGAACTATTAGCGATAGGATTGGCAGTTGCAGAGACACCTCCTACTCCTTCTGCGTTAACTCGCATAGGAAGCATAAAACTATTAAGACCTAGAAGTGCTGCGGCTACTGCGTAAAGACGCTTGTTGTGTCCGTGACGGATTCTATCTGGGTTACTCTTTGTATTAGAGTCTGGTTGGTCATCCCTGGTCCTTGATACGTCTGACTGAATTGAAAGGCTGCGCCTGGAGTCGTCTGTGTAAACTGAGTTTGACCTGAGAAGTCCAAAGTATCGTGCGAAGATGTTACGCTTCCCGATACCATGTCTCCGTTGGTTCCGATGCTTGGTTCTACTGTTACCGTTGATGTGTTCACATTGGGATTGATTGCTTCTCCATTGTTTGAGATGCCTGTCCCTGTCACTGAATATTCCCATCCTGTTCTATAATCAATTGAATTTATTGTCTCAGTTACCGTGCTTTCAGTTTCGGTATGGCTCGTCATTGAGCCCTGCTGAAAATTTGGGACCACTGGCACTGCGTATGCCGATGATCCCATCAAACTAAGCCATAGTACTACTACAACTTTCTTCATTGTCTACCTCACGGAGAGCTCTGATACAAATTGACCAGTCGCATTTGTGCCAGCTCCACCAGCTGTTAAAGTCATGGCACCAGAAGTCAAAATCGTACCAGCTAAATCGCCGTCATCCCCAGCCGCAGTTGAGTATTGGTTACTGAATGCTGAGATATCTCCCATTGCAGGACCAGTAGTATCAAGGGCATCTCCTTGAGTAGTAGAAACCGTGTAGCTGAAAGCAGAGCCCGCAGTCGTTTGTGTTGCATCTGGCAACGTAAATGTAGCGGTACCATTAGTAGCAACAGCCATACCACCTAGACTAGCAGCAGCAGATCCACCTGAAGGTGTCACTGTTGTTGTGACGTTGTTACCTGTCAAACTCAGTGAGTTTCCCATCCTACTAACGGATGTTTGAGCAGCGTTCACTTCCAGAGCAACACTACTACTCATACGGTGATGAATGTCTGCTTTCACTGGGTTTGCAATAGCACCAAAGCTTGCAAGCATAATAAAGGGAATAATCTTTTTCATAGTTTCCACAATATCCTCTCAGTATTTATACTTCTAGACATTGTTTGTTTTTATACAACAATAAGTTCTACTTATTAGAACAATGACAGTATCTTATAGAGGTTATGATGTCCGTACAATTACCTAGTTGACAGAACTTTATCTTTGCTATATAATTATGTTACGTTTCTTTACAAACACATGACTACCATAACCGAAGACGGCGGCAGACAAAACATGTTTGCTAAGGAGCCTCCTATACAAATCATACAACAGGATAAAACCATGAATGAAAATGCAGAGCTACAGAACGGACGTTGGGCAATGGTCGGCATTCTTGCTGGTCTTGGTGCTTACCTAACAACAGGACAACTTATTCCAGGTGTATTCTAATGAGTAACACAGCAATTTTTATGAGAGCACAAGGTAGGTTCGCCATGATTGCTTTCTGGGCAGTTGTAGGTGCTTATACCTATGTGAAATATTTTTCGTAACTAAATATCTCAAAAGGAACATATCAATGAGCGACTTATCAGCCGCATCAGATACAATTTCACCACTAATAGCAGTCCTCTGGGTGTTCTATCCTATGGCTGCTTTAGTGTTGATAGAATTAATTCTTCGTGCTTTTAGTAATGATGATGACGATGATCAGAATGGTGGTAAAGGCATGAGAGTTACACAACCAATCCCAGTACCTTCAGGAGCATAATGTACCAAACACTTTTCTTATTAACTGTCGCAGCTTATACATACACCAATGTTGGTCAACTCGTTCTTCAATAGTCCCTACTACGCACTGTATGAATTCGCTTTCTTCTGTGGTGTAGGATTTACAGCAGGATCATTAGGTTTAATATGACTTTTTTAATTTCACTGATGTCATTTGCAAACTTTGTATTCTATCCATTGGTGATAGGTACTATAGTTGCAGTGATTATCGAACAGATCATAAGAAGATTAGCAACATCAGATCCATTGTCTTATGACGATGAGAAAATGATCAATCGTGCTATGGGTATAAGGAAGTACCTATACAGACAGGCATGGTTGTTCAATATCATTTGGTTTGTGTGTTACGGTATACTATTGTTTGTGATGAGACCTGGTCCATCAGCAATGCCTGACATGATCTGGCAAGGCTGACATTACTTGACAACTAGGCATTAGTACCTAATATATACAGTGTGGTATCTTATGCTACACCATGAACAAGTGTCAATATTGGCTACAACGTGCCTTTATTTGGTCCATGATATTTCTATCACTGATTAATCTTTACACCTTTGCTTACATAGAATGAAATTTATTATTACTTTACTGGTTGCTTTCTTCATCGCATTACCAGTACACGCTACAGATATAACAATGGGTTCAGGCGGTAACTTAGTCTTCGAACCTAACGAAGTCACCATCAATGCAGGTGACACAATTAAATTTACTAATGGAGATCTACCTCCACATAATATGATTGTGGATGGACATCCAGAATTATCACATGGTGATCTAGCATTCGCTGCTGGAGATAGTTTTGAAGTTACATTCCCAGATGCAGGAGACTTTGAGTTTCAATGCGATCCTCATGCTGGTGCAGGTATGAAGGGTGTTATACACGTCCAATGAATAAGGAAGAGTGTCTCATAATATTAGATCGGTTCGGTTATTCTGGTAAGAATGCTGAGGCATGTGCTGAAGAGTGGTCTAGTAAATTCAACGTCTCTTTTGGACTTGTGAAATATTATGAAACATATTTTAATAAGTAACTGAGTATCATTCTCAATAAGGGGTTGCTTTTTCTCAACAAATGTGCTATATATTAGTAACTTTGTTAGGTTAAAATGGCTACTTATTCGGTTACCGTCATCGATACTGATGGGAACAAAACTACGGTTGAGTGTGCAGACGATGAGCTTATCCTTGATATCGTGGAGGAGGCAGGTGCTGATGCTCCTTACTCTTGCCGTGCTGGTGCGTGTAGTTCATGTGCTGGTAAGATAATTGAAGGCACGGTCGATCAAGAAGATCAGTCTTTCTTAGATGAAGATCAACTAGAGCAGGGATATGTGTTAACATGTGTTGCAAAACCTACAAGTGATGTTATAATTCAACTTGGAGAAGAGGAGAACCTGTACTAATGGGAACACTACACATGAGAGAAACACTAAAAAAAGCACTCCTAGCACATGCTAACGGAGAGATTCAGAAACATAAAGCTAACGTCGAAGTATACTTTGAACATCCAGTTGGTATTGGAGAGCACTCTGATATCACTGGTGCTATTGGTGAAGAGTTAGATGCTATCGCACGTTACCACGATCAAGTTGAAGTACTTAAGAACTATTTTTAAATAATGGCATTATCATTGGAATTGAAGGAGGGGACCAAAGAGTCTCACTCCGCAGCAGAGAATACTAAGTTCGTTGCTGCATTTTTACGTGGAGTTTTGAATCCAGAAGAGTATCGCAAATTGATTGCGAACTTTTATTTTGTTTACTCTGCTATGGAAGAGTCCATATCTTCTACAGAAGATCCAATGGTCAAAGCAATCAGGTCTGAAGATCTAGAACGCAAAGAATCATTGGCAAAGGATCTGAAATATTATTATGGATCCAATTGGGAGGAAACTATTGTACCTACTGAGGCATGCAACACCTATGTCCATAGGATTAAAGAGGTTGCAGAACAAAATCCTTATCTATTAATAGCACATCATTATACTAGGTACATTGGTGACCTATCTGGTGGTCAGATTTTAAAAGAGATCACAGCACGTGTTCTCAATCCACCAATAGGAGAAGGTTTAAATTTCTATGACTTTCCTAGCATACCTAATGCTAAGGAGTTTAAGAATGATTACAGAGCAGCACTTGACACACTAGGTTGTGATGAACAACAGGTCAATGCGTTGATCACAGAGGCAAACTATGCCTTTAGGTTGAACATGTATATGTTTGATGAGATACAGGGTAAAGCATCACAGTCTTTCCTTAAACTGCTAGGGAGTTATGCCAAGCAGATATTAGGAGAACTTATGGTATCGAAAAGATTTCGTAATGATGCTTGACAAGGTATGTTACGGGGTGTTAACATAAATACCTTGAGGTGTAAGGGCAAGACCGAACCGATGAATCGCATTTATGCGTGGCTGGGGCCGAAAGGCATAGTTCTGAACAAAAATAAGTCCCCCCGATGATACAATGGGTCTCCAGTAAGGAGAATATGTATCCCACCTCTTACATACCCCCTAACCGAGGCCACGGGGGATTCTGCCTCTCATCCTACCTTAACTCAACGTTCTATTATTCAAATGACAAGTCTTACTCGTAAAGAGCAAGGATTGCTAAATGGATGGCAACCGTTCTGCGAGTGGGTAACATCAACCGACAACAGAATATATGTTGGTTGGTTTGGAGTCTTAATGGTTCCTTGCCTTCTTGCTGCAACAACATGCTTCATCATAGCTTTCATTGCTGCACCTCCTGTCGATATCGACGGGATTCGTGAGCCAGTTGCTGGTTCACTCATGTACGGTAACAACATCATCTCTGGTGCTGTTGTACCTTCTTCCAATGCTATTGGACTACACTTCTATCCTATCTGGGAAGCTGCTACTCTTGATGAGTGGTTGTATAATGGTGGTCCTTATCAGTTGGTTGTCTTCCACTTCCTCATTGGTATCTGCGGATACATGGGTCGTCAGTGGGAGTTATCATACCGCTTAGGTATGCGTCCTTGGATCTGTGTTGCTTATTCAGCACCAGTATCTGCTGCATTCGCAGTGTTCTTAGTATATCCATTTGGTCAGGGTTCATTCTCTGATGGAATGCCTCTAGGTATTTCTGGTACGTTTAACTTCATGTTCGTATTCCAAGCAGAGCATAACATTCTCATGCACCCCTTCCATATGGCAGGTGTAGCAGGTATGTTTGGTGGAGCACTCTTTGCTGCTATGCATGGTTCACTTGTTACATCTTCACTTATCCGTGAGACTACCGAAAATGAGTCTCAAAACTACGGTTATAAGTTTGGACAAGAAGAAGAGACATACAACATCGTTGCTGCTCATGGATACTTTGGTAGATTAATCTTCCAGTATGCATCATTCAACAACAGTCGTTCACTTCACTTCTTCCTTGCAACCTTCCCAGTTGTTTGTATCTGGCTTACCTCTATGGGTATATGCACGATGGCATTCAACCTGAACGGATTCAACTTCAACCAGTCGATTGTATCGGCAAACGGTAAGGTTGTTCCTACATGGGCAGACGTTCTTAACAGAGCAAACTTAGGTATGGAAGTTATGCATGAGCGTAACGCTCACAACTTCCCACTAGACTTGGCAGCAGTTCCTAATGACGGACTGCCAATTGCACTAGTGGCACCTGCTGTTGGTTGACACGCAACTGACAATCTGATACAATGGGAGGAGTTAAACCCTCCCATTTTTTATGCATGGAAATTTAGAACCAGAGGAAAGAGTCTTTGGAACAAGTATCACAGTGTATTCAACTGAAGGTTGTTTCTATTGTGAACAGATGAAACTTCTCATGAACAGAGCTAAGTTATCTTTCAATGAAATTAAGATTGGTGACAGAGAACGTGATGCTTTTGCAGAAAAGTATCCTGATGCCAAAGGATATCCCTATGTTATAATGGATGGTGAACCTATTGGTGGTCTAGTCGAGACTGCTAAAGTTCTATTAAAAAAAGGACTGATAAGTGGAAAAGAAAAATGACCATCCAGAACTGTCCATAAATAAAGGCATAGAGTTAATGCTTAGGAGGAAAAATAAAGATCCCTTACCTAAGACTGGGTTTGGTTTTAAGAAAGCATTCTCTCTGTTCAGACGCAATTGGTATTTTAATATCGATCTGAGATGGGAGAAGAATACACCACCATCATAACTGGAGAAGTACCATGACAGATACTACGATTCTTTTTTTCTCGGCTACATTATCATTTTTGTTCATGTGTGTCGGTGTCATTGTTGGTTGGACGGCAAAGGATTTTGCACATGATTACATGTGGTCCAGAGATGAGGTAGCATACCACCCAGAGATGTATGATGAGAATGGAAATTTGTTCAATGAACAATTACTATCAGTAAAATTTATTAATGAGGATGAAATAGATGAAACTCTTGATGCATGAGATACTACAGAAAGTATCCAACGCAAAGACAAAGAAAGAAAAGGTTACACTGCTGAAGAAGTACAACACTCAAGCACTGCGATCTTTATTCATCATTAACTTTGATGAAACAGTGATTAGTCTTCTACCACAAGGAGATGTACCCTACGAACCTAATGACGCACCAGAAGGTACAGAACATACCATCTTAGAGAAGGAAGCAAGGTTGCTTCATCATTTCTTTAAGGGTGGATCAAATGTATCTCAGGTCAAGCGTGAGAATATGTTTATTCAAATGCTAGAAGGTCTTAATTCTGGTGAAGCAGAAGTATTGTGTCTTGCTAAGGATAGAAAACTTGGTAAGCGTTGGAAGATTACTAAGGCATGTGTAACTGAAGCATTTCCTGGTATCCAATGGGGTGGAAGGTCATGAAGACTTTATGGCAGTGGGTTCTTAAACTGTTGCCAAAGAAGAAGACTAAGCCTGTTGACATTAAAGATCCATGGGGTGAATGAAAAAAGAAATCTTTGCTATTCCAATCTTCACTGAGAAGATTAACTTGAAGAAAATAAAGACTGGCGTTGGTGAGTTCTCACCCACTTGGGAGAGTGGTGTGCTCACCACTTTTAATAATGGGTTGAAGATTTATGACAGTACATGGACGTACCTGTTGACAGTCATCAGACCTCTGTTAGAATCATTACCAGATCAGGTCAAGTCCATTGAGTTCATGGGTATGTGGAGGAACAAATATGATCCTCGATCCTATCAGGGATACCACATTCATCCCAATGCTCAATGGAGTTTTATCATTTATGAAGATGTAACATCTAAGACTGCATTCATTAACCCTATCATGCCACTGGTACAAAATCATATGGGAGACTGTTCAAAAGTATTCCCTATGGATTACAGACCTAACTTAGAACCAGGATCTTTGATACTTTTTCCATCCTTCTTAGGACATGAAGTATTACCTGGAAATACAGGAACAACTTTGTCTGGTAACTTAGTAGTGGAGTATCAATAGTTAAATTCTATATACATTAGAGGCATTACCCCCGATGAGATTAGGAGTACTATGTTCTGGAAACGGAACCAACTTCGAGAACATCCTTCGTACTTGTAACAAGGATGAAGTTGTGTTGATGATACACAACAAAAAGGATTGTGGTGCTGCTAGGAGAGCAGAGAAATTTGGAATTCCTCATTGTCATATTTCTCACAAGCATGAGGATCAGATCATTCAACTCATGCAAGCATGGAGAGTAGATCTCATTGTGTTAGCAGGTTGGATGAAGGTTATATCACCTGAGTTTGTTAAAGCATTTCCCAAAAGAATAATTAATCTACACCCATCGTTACTTCCAAAATATAAAGGACTCCATGCTGTTGAACAAGCATTGGAAGCAGGTGAAAAAACTACTGGTTGTAGTGTTCACTATGTCACAGAAGAATTAGATGCAGGTGAAGTTATTATTCAATCGGAAGTTCCTATTGAACCTGATGATACAGTTGAAACATTAACACCTAGAATACAACGTAAAGAATATGCTATCCTTCCTGCGGCCATCGAACATGTTAAGCACAAAATACCGACTCCAACTCACTGACATTTGTTGTAGAATAATTTCAACAGATGGTGAGGTTTCTCTTGACGAGAGAATCTGGATGAATAAGTTGATAGAACATAACAATCATGCCAGAGAATTAGCAGGTGCTCTCCTGTGTCCTGATTATATTCCTCACGAGTATGAGTAAAGGAACTTATTATAATATAGAACAAGGTCATATTACTAGAGTAATAGAACCAATACCAAAATTTTCACAGGAGATCACAGATTATTTCTTAGGTCTCCTTCCATTAAACAGTGTACATTCTGTGTACATTAAAGGATCACGTGCGTATAGTGAACCAGCAGATTCTGATGTAGATTTTACTGTAGTATCAGATGAACTACCAGAAGAAACTTATTTACTTGAGCAGTTGATATACAAGAAGTTTAATATAGAACTTGATTGTATCATTAGTCCTAAAGAATCATTCGATGAAGGGTTCTTTACTACATGTGTCTATGGTGATGAGGATCTTAGTGTCACAACTATACCTATCACAGACATACCACCAGTATCACAGTCTAATTTAGATTCATTGATTAACTTACATGAATGGTTAGAGAAGTCTTTAAAGAACAAAGTGTATGATGCTTTGATACAGAAAAATTTTAAACTTTATATCAAACGTTGTTTACGTTATACATTCTTACAGACTAATCAGGATGTATACACAAGAGATCTTTACTGGTGTCAAAAGTTTATCGCTAAAGAATTCCCACAGTTTGCTAAGATAACTAAGCAACTAGTAGACATCTACTTAACTGTGGATCATCCTTTACTGGTAGAGAATCAATCTCTCTTGTCCATACCTTTACAAGACTCTAAGATTTTGATTGAATTCTTATAAGATCCTAAAAATGTAACAGATTATACAGTTGCACTTGACTATATAATATACATGTGTTAGTATTAACACAACGTTCACCCCATTAGGGGCGCAAGTAAGCCGACACGGAACGGAATCGTTCATCCTTTCGGGGACGCAAATGCCGACTGAAGGAACGGGTCTCATCCACCCTACCTGAGGACAAGCCAATGGCACAAGTCACTTACCGTGGAGTCTCCTATGACTCTGAGGAGTACCGCAAAGTGGTACAGAAAGCAGCACAACAGAGAAACTTCGATCTAATGTATCGTGGTGTCAAAGTTGCTAAGAAATTAGTTGCTGCATAGATAAACCAAAATTCACTTTTGGTTTACATGAATCCAGGAAAATTTTTTCCTGGATTTTTTTTGTTTTGAAAGTCGCATATAAATACCTAGTAAAGAATAATTACTACTGAATGGAAGAGAGTCGTAGAAAAGATACAAGGAAAACTGCGAAGAGAATAATCAAGCTTGCCAAAAAGCATCCAGAGTGGTATACTAAGGAAGATGTGAAGTATGCTAAGCTCATACGTAAGAGACTTAAAAAGAATGCAACAAGTGAAACTGGTATCAGTCACTCCCAAAGCGGAGGAGACGATGGGGTACGTGGCGAGAGTCAGCAACCCGAACAACCAAGACAACCCAAACGTAGCTGGATTGTTAGGTTATTGCATAAAGCATGGCCACTGGTCGGTTTTTGAACAAGCACACATGACTGTGGAGATTGAGACTACACGTGGTCTTGCTGCACAGATCTTAAGGCATCGTTCATTCACATACCAAGAGTTTTCACAGAGGTATGCTGATGTCTCTCACATTAGAGAGGACATCCCTTTGCCAGCACTACGTCGTCAAGATAGTAAGAACAGGCAGAATAGTATTGATGATGTAGATCCAGTAACACAACAAAACTTTGAGATTGAGATGCGAAAGCATTTTGATCAGAGTATTGATCTGTATAAGAAGATGCTTCATGCAGGTATTGCTAAGGAGTGTGCTCGGTTTGTACTACCTCTTGCTACACCGACTCGGTTATATATGACAGGTAGTGTACGCTCATGGGTACACTATATTGATCTACGTTCTGCACATGGTACTCAGAAAGAACACATGGAAATTGCTGAGTTGTGTAGAGATATATTTAAAAAAGAATTTCCTATTGTATCTAACGCACTGGAGTGGAACTAATGCCTACCTATCCTTTAATTCATAAACAAACTGGTGAGAAACAGGAGTTATCTATGACAATGAAACAGTATGAACAGTGGTTGAAAGACAACCCTGATTGGCATAAAGATTGGCAAGCAGGTATAGGAAACCATGTCACTGAAGTAGGTGACTGGCGTGATAAGATGAGTAAGACACATCCAGGATGGAAAGATGTTATTGGACGGGCAGGTAAGGTTGATAAAGGATGGGACCGTCGTGGATATGATTGGGGTGGTGGTTAATTATGGCAGTTAAGAAAAGAACTCCAACCAAGATGTCTAAGAGACAGATGAGGCGCAAGAAGCCCATCGACTCATCTTTCATGACAGATATCAAACCCCTCACAGAGAACCAAGAGTTGTTCTTTAAAGATTGGGGTGAAGATAAAAATATCTTTGCTTATGGTTGTGCTGGTACAGGTAAAACATTCATTGCATTGTACCTTGCACTCAAGGATGTACTAAGTGACTTTACTCCTTTCGATAAGGTTTATATTGTTAGGTCTTTGGTAGCAACAAGAGAGATTGGTTTCCTACCAGGAGATCATGAAGATAAGTCAGACATATATCAGATACCATATAAGAATATGGTTCAGGCTATGTTTGAGATGCCAGATGATAATTCTTTCGAGATGTTATATGAAAATCTTAAGCACCAAGAGACTATTTCTTTCTGGTCTACATCATTCCTTCGTGGTACAACTCTTGACAATGCTATTGTTATTGTTGATGAGTGTCAGAATCTCAACTTCCACGAGCTTGATTCTATCATGACTCGTGTTGGTCAAGACTCTAAGATTATGTTCTGTGGTGATGTTAATCAGACAGACTTAACTAGAGACAAAGAGAAGAATGGTATCGTAGACTTCCAACGTATCCTAGAGAACATGGAAGAGTTTGAGATGGTTGAGTTTGGGGTAGGAGATATCGTTCGTTCTGGATTGATAAAGTCTTATCTCATTAGTAAAATGTCGCTGAGTTTATAATGTTTATACACAAGGAGGACATCGATCCTATTGCAATGAATGCTAAGATGGTAGAAGGTAGGAGGTTGTATGCCACACCTAGTGGACACAACTATCCTTCTATCACTACAGTCATTAGTAATAATCCTGCTAAGAAGGCTGGCATTGCTAAGTGGAGAGCAAGGATAGGTAATGCTAAAGCAGATGCTATCTGTAAACGTTCTACCACTAGAGGAACAACGTATCATTCTATTGTCGAAGACTACTTTAATAATAGTCTAGACATAGATTCTTACAAGGATTCTCCTTTACCTGTAGTCATGTTTAATACAAGTAAGCATGTGCTAGACAGGATAAATAATATATTCTTGCAAGAGGCAGCACTATACTCTGATCATCTTGAAATTGCTGGTCGTGTAGATTGTATAGCAGAGTTTGATGGAGTGTTATCTATCATAGATTTTAAAACTGCTGCCGAACCTAAGAGAGAGGCTTACCTTTACGATTATTATATCCAAGAGACAGCATATGCATGTTGTTTACAAGAGATTTATGGTATAACTGTTAAACAACTAGTGACTATAGTCGCATGTGAAAACGGTGAGACACAAGTGAAAGTAATTCCACCAAAGAAAGAGTTTCTTTTGAAACTTATTCAATACATCGACCAGTACCAAAACAAATATGGATAAATCAAAATTACTAGAGGATAAATTTATGACACCTGCAAAGTTCTCGCAGGAAGTTGAGAAGATTGCATTTGATAATTCTGACATGAATTATATTGATGCAGTTCTTCATTTCTGTGAAGTGAATGAGATCGAAGTGGAATCAGTACCTAAGTTACTATCAAAACCACTCAAAGAAAAGATTAAATATGAAGCACAGGAACTAAACTTTATTAAAAAAACATCAAGAGCAAAATTACTTCTAGTCTAATGGGAAAATTCTTTCAATCAGAACTCGTACGTGGTACGATACAAGAGATGACAACACTCCAAGAGTTTTGTTTCAAGTCTGCTATGAATCTACCTTTACTAAAGAAGGAACAACAGTTAGAATACTTTGATGCATTAATTGAATTGATAGAGAAACAAAAGATATTTTATACTCGTATTCAATTGACTGATGATCCAGAGGCAGAGTCTATCAAGGAGAACATGAAGCAAGCAGCACTGTTGCTTGGTGGAGATCCAAACATGGATGTACTACAGATGTTTAACGATCTGTTAAAGAAAGTTACAGCATACAGAAACCATGTTGAAGGACTTGACAAAGGTTCCTGACCGTGCTATAAATAGTATATCGGGTTCGCTACTCGATACGGGAGTGACTGAATAAACTTGCTGGCATAAGGCTGGTTAAGGTGATGAGACAGAGGTGGTGCTCGCTGTGTTCGCACAGAATCGACCTACCAGTCGGGTCTCATACAGTGAGGTAAAAATCTACTCATGTAGCAATGCCCCTTACTTATTGGTATATCATTAATCCAATCTCCCACCCCAAATCCAATTAAATCTAAACTAATATGTCATTTCAAGACTTAAAGAAAAAGAGTTCAAGTAATTTTCAGTTCCTACAGAAGGAACTAGAGAAATCTACATCAAATGCTAATGCAGATGATAGATTTTGGAAACCAGAAGTAGATGCATCGGGTAACGGTTATGCTGTTATCAGATTCCTACCAGCACCAGAAGGAGAGACAGTACCTTGGGCAAAGGTTTATTCACATGCATTCCAAGGACCAGGTGGTTGGTACATTGAGAACAGTCTCACAACATTAGGTGAGAAGGATCCAGTAGGCGAGGTTAATCGTCAGCATTGGAACGATGGAACCGAAGAAGGTAAAGACACTGCACGTAAGCAGAAGCGTAAGCTTTCTTACTACAGTAACATCCTTGTCGTGAAGGATCCAAAGCACCCTGAGAATGAGGGTAAAGTATTCTTGTACAAGTATGGCAAGAAGATCCATGATAAGATCCTCGCAGCAATGCAACCTGAGTTCCAAGACGAGACACCTATCAATGTGTTCGACCTTTGGGAAGGTGCTAACTTTAAGTTAAAGATCAAGAAAGTAGCAGGTTACTGGAATTATGATAGTAGTGAGTTCGATTCTGTTAATGCTCTTAGTGCAGATGATTCTGAACTTGAAGCAACCTGGAAATTGGAACACTCCCTTGAAGCGTTCACTGCGAAAGACAACTTCAAATCATACGCAGACCTCGAAGCAAGATTGAATCTTGTTCTTGGTGTTGGTCAACGTAGATCTGTAGCACCTGTTGAGGAACTTGAGATTCCTGTAACATCACCTCCACCAGCGAGTGTTGCACCTTCATCCTTCAGAGAGAAGGTAGGTGCTGCTGCTAGTCCTGTTAAGAAGGAAGCAGTAGTGGATGATGACGATGCTTTATCATACTTTGCATCTTTAGCATCCGATGACTAATACAGTTGACCTCTGGGTCAACTACAAAAAGACACTTGATGATGTGTTCCCTGAGTTTCAATTTGATTCTCGGTGGTGTGAGTGGGAAGGTAAAGATGATCTGACATTAACAGCAGACATCTTTACTGCTCCACACTTTATCAAATCTAGAAGAGTAGATATCTACAATTCAAAATCAGATATCTATAACAATGTAATCTATCCTAAGACAGGGAGCAACCTTCCCTGCTTTGGGATGGATCTCATGGGTTTCTTTGAACAGAAAGTCATCATTGTATTTGACTTCCAGCATCCAGTTGAAAAGTTTGTGTTCTCTGTTGATGGTTTACCTAAAGCAGAGAGAGACTATAGGTTCTTTGAGATGGGCAACCATTTTTCAGAGAATATATTTGTAAGGTACTGTACCTTTGATGAGGTTGATCAGTATTTACCTGAGTTCAGAGAGTACCTTGAGACCTATCGTAAGATGATAGATGAAGCACAACCTACTGGTGAAGATCTAGTTTTCTATAAAGACTTTGATATATACATGAAGAAATTGGATCCTATTTTAGGATACATGACCAGCAGATTCGGTAAAGAAAATGCTGATCGTATGATGGATGAGTTCTTCTTCCCTTACTCTAATGAAAACAGATGAAGTACTGGGTCATCCACTATGGATGCTACCAGTCATGCTACTAGCAATGCTAGTATTAATAGAGGGTCTTCATACCTCTGCTCATCTTCATCAAGAGATAGATGTGCATGGTACTTGTAGACAGAACAAGGAGTACATTCAGAGTCTAGAGGAGGACGATTATTAAACTGACACAAGGGGGTTCCATTCACCCTCTTTTTTGTGTATAATATGATTATCGAATCTAAATAAGGAAATGCTAGTCGAACTATTGCAACTCATGGAAGCCACTATGGTTGCTACTGCACTCACCATTGGTGTTGTTGCTACTGGTTCTGCTGTTGTGAGTGGCACTACACCACCAGATCTTGCATCACTAACAACATTGTATGAGCATGATGACAAGAGGATCTATCCTGATACTGCTAAGAAACAGCAGGATGACGTGGTTGAATTCAGATTAAAGTAAACAAACGTAACGATTAAATGACAGACTCAAACTTTACACCAGAGTACAACAATGAACCTGTACCTGGCACAGAATCCACAGTAACTCCTGGTCTTTATCCAGAGACTGTTCAACCAGACACCCCAGATGGTGTTACAAACGTACCTAACTTCACAGAAGATCCTAACAACTTTACAACAGCAGGGGGTGATGCTTCTTATCCAGTACCAGATCTTGATTTAGGTGACACTTATCATCCACCAACAATTACAGAAGCAGACCCTCGCATTGATGAGGTTCTAAGTTTGCTTCATGATCTGAGTGCTCAGATTGAACAAGTTACTACTGATGTTAATCAAAAGATTGATCATCTTCTGCAACATATTCATGAGGAAGAGGACAATCAACCACCAGTTCAGTATGAAGGTCATGTTGTTTTACATCCTGTATCACAACCACCAGCACCTGATTTCAATGATGGTAACCAGCAGTACTAGTCAAAATTGACTTTTTAAATACACAAAACCCCGAAAATTTTTTCGGGGTATTTTTTTGTCTAAAAGTTTTTTATCCTACCCACTTAGGTATGTAAACAAAGAACAGAACACAACCCCAGAATGTTACGAGGGCAACGATGTCGGTAAGTCTTTGGTTCCCTGC